TCCTGCTTTGGTTACTGAATTGGGTAGCCAGTTGGTAGTTGGCGCAATCGTTGGTGGTCCCTTTACAGATGGTGAAGATATCGTTGGTGCCACATCGCTTGCAGAACTAACAGTTGATACAATAGTTGAAGATCAGACTACGGGTATCATCGACGCCGATAACTTACCGACCGCTGGCGAAAGTCAGATCATCATGGTTAGCGGTACTGAATTCGCACCTGGAGAACGCATGACTGGTCAAAGCTCAGGTGCGGTGGCGCGTGTTGATTCGCTCAGTGGTTTGATCTATACCGACGGAATGCCATGGAGAGACATCGTGATTCGGGAGTTTGCACGCAACATGCCTGTCGCCGAAGGAGTGCTATGCATCCCTCGCGCCGAACAAACAATTATCAGTGATGCTGGTTATCCCAACTCCGATATCGGTGGTTTGGATGGGTCTGGGCCCAGCGAATAAATAACTGGACGATAGAGAGAAAGTCACATGACTCAATGCGAACCATTTAGGTGTAATTTCAGACGGTACTTGGCCGAGCGTTTCAACGAACTATTCGATCTTGATTCGAACGATCACTTCTATCTGTTCTTGGCGAGAATTACGTCATGGTCACTACCGCCTACCCAACCCGGTGCTGATGACGCCAATCCTCCGTTCAACGTGGATTCAGTCAACTCCGAGATTCAAGCGTGGCAGCAAGCTCTCGCTTTCAAACGAATCGGATTCAATGATGTTTTCTTGGTAGTGCCTAGAGTCAACTGGGAACCGGGTCGAACCTTTGACCAGTATGACGACGACTCCGACTTGTTCAACGACGATGATCCAAAGCAGTTCTATGTTTTGGTCGATGGTCAAAATGTATACAAGTGTTTGGGTAATAACTTTGGTGGACTTTCAACCGAGAAACCAACGGGCACATCTACCGAAGCGTTCGTTCGACCAAACGACCTGTATCGTTGGAAGTTCTTGTATCGAGTTCCAGAGGATCTTCGTGACTTCTTGACCGACGATTTCATGCCAGTCGAGTTTATCGACGGCACAAGTGGACTACTACCAGATGAACGACAGCTACAATTCAATGTGCAGGAAGCTGCGATTGATGGTTCAATTGACTTCATCGACCTAATCAGTCCTGGTGACGTTGATCCAAACCCTGCATATCCGTTTAGCGTTCCACCAAGTTCAGTTCAGTTTGTGCAGCGAAGCGAGAACAGCATCGAAGATACAGGTGTCATTGACAGCTTTCCAATTGTCGGCGATGTTGAGCTAGACAACGGTAGTGCTAGTTTGGTGAACGGCGCCTACGATAATATGGTGCTTCGAGTTATTGACGGCGCTGGTGATGGTGAACAAAGAATCATCGTGAGTTATGATGGTCCTAATCAAACAGCAACATTGAACGCGCCGTTTTCTTCTGCGGTTATTGCAGGTGTAGATAGCTATGAAGTCAAGAGCCGTGAGATGAAGGGTGCATCTATTCTCAGTCAGGTCAACGATGTTTTCAACGGTTACGTTGTGACGATTGTTTCGGGTCCAGGTATCGGGCAACAGAGAGGTATCGTTGCATACGATGGCGTATCTCAAGTCTTTACTTTAGATGCCGCATGGGAAGCTGATCTGGTCGCTGACGCGAACCCTGCTCTATCAAGTTTCTATCAGGTGACACCCAAGGTTACTATCACTGGCGATGGACAAGATGCCACCGCAACTTCAATTGTGAACACTGAAGGCGTCATCACACAAATCAATGTCGTGAATCGCGGAAGCGGTTACACGCGAGCGACCGTTGACATTACCCCTATATTCCCTTTGGGTACTCCAATTCCTGCTGACGCACAAGCTGAAATTTCTCCTCCGGGTGGACATGGTTCTAACGCGGTGAAGGAACTCTGTGCCAAACGGGCTCTCATCGTAGTGCGAACTGACCAAGATGAGCTTGGAGTCTTCCCGATTGCTAATGACTTCAGACAATTTGGAATTGTTCGCAACCCGGTTCTGAACGACGGTACAGGTACGATTGCTGGCGAAGAAATCGCTCCCCGACTATCAATCGAAGTAGCTTGGGATGGTGCAACCGCATTAGTCACAGGATCATTCACGATTGGTTTCTTCGTGTTCGGTGAGGACAGCGGAGCGGTCGGTGATATCATCGGCTGGACTCCTGATCCAAGTGGAGAAACTGGTGTATTGGTGATTGAGAATGCCACAACTCAAGATTTCATCTTGCCCGACGGAGCGAATCCTGGCGAATTCTTGACGCAATTCAACTCCGCGTTCACAACGATTGACACGCAGATAGCTACGGTTGTTTTTGTGCAGCAATTACCTCTGAACACACCGGAGTCATATCGGCAAACGTGTGAGCTAACCCTCAAATCAGACAACACCGTGGCAAATCAATTGACTGATGCTTCGTTTGCGGTTGATCGAATCGCTCGCGGGCAGAGTGAGCTTGAGTTGACCGATGCTTCGTCTTATGTTTCAGGTGAGGATTTCACCGTCGGCGAGACGGTCACAGGCCAAACCTCTGCGACCACCGCAGTAGTAGTCTCATGGACCCCTGCGTCTGTCGGTGATCCTGGTTCAGTGCTTGCTCTAAAGACGGTCGTTGGAACTTTCCTAGATGGTGAAGTCGTCCTCGGCGGAACATCGGGTTTTGAGGTCATCATTGATCTCGGTGGTCAAGCTAATGTGGGAGTTGAAGGAATCATCGCACAATGGGAACCAGCACCAGACGGTCTAACTGGTGTCCTAAGTCTAGTCGATGTGCGCGGTGAATTCCAAATAGGCGAACTGATTGACGAATTTGACCCCGACACTGATAGCACCGTTACCGATATCGGTGAAGTTACTGCAAAGAGTGTCCCCGAACTGGTCAATAGATCAGGGGAACTCTTATACATACAGAATGTAAAGCCTATTCAACGAGACATTGAACAGGCCGAGGAATTCAAGATCCTCGTTGAATTTTAAGGAATTGATACATGGTATCTACCGTTGACTTCAATGTAAGCCCCTACTTTGACGACTACGACCCGGCGAAGAAATTTCTTCGGGAGTTGTTTCGTCCTGGGTTCGCCGTGCAGGCCCGCGAGCTTACGCAACTACAGACGGTTCTCCAGAATCAGATCGACCGGTTCGGGTCGCATATCTTCGAAGATGGTAGCAAGGTCATCGCTGCGGATATCGCAGACCAGAACATCCAGTTTGTTCGAGTTGACCCCGCATTCGACTTTGGTTCGGGTGATGTTGACTTGATCGCTGCGAACTTCATCAACTTTGACATCTCAAGCGACACTGACACGAATCTCAAAGCATTCGTATTTCATGCTATCGGTGTGACAGGCGATGATCCTTATGTGATCTTGTTCCTGGAATATAACAGCACTGGAACCAATACGGAATTCCAACCAACTGACGTTCTGACCTCAGCCAATCCAGGGCCGCCCACAAAAGCGACGATGAAAGACGCCTCTGTTGACCCTGATATGCTTGTGAACGGAACCGCAAAGCTGGCATCTATTGATGAAGGAATCTTCTTTGTTGACGGGTTCTTTATCCTAAACGACGCACAGCGAGTAGCGCCATTCAGACCAGCAGTTGCAGCCGATACCCCAACTCCTCTGAACGTTCGGTTGTTCACCGGTATCAACGCTCGCGTTGGATTCAACATCCAACAAGATGTCGTGACCAGTGACGACGATTCCTCTCTACTTGATCCTTCGTTTGGTTCTCCAAACTTCAATGCTCCCGGTGCTGATCGTCTACGCATCCAATTGTTGATTGACTTCAAGCTGTTCGCAGACACAGCAGACACACCGGCCGATTTCGCTGATCCGGACTTCGTTGAATGGATGCGAATTCGACGTGACATCACCGTGCTGCAAGCTGTTCGCCCAAACTACTCTGCTCTAGAGAATGAACTTGCGAATCAGATCCAAGGCATCCATGGCAGCTTCACGGTTCGTGCGTTCAATCCTGATATTCGACCGCATTTGAAGAACGATATTTATCAGCTTGACGTGAGTTCGATTACGGGAACGTTTGACCTAGAATCTGATAGTCCAGGCAACCGAAACGTCACTGGTGGTACTTCAGGTGCCGTAGGTACGGTTGACTTCATCGCCAACTTTACGTCTCCACCGACAGATGAAATATGTTTCTTGATGCTCAGCGGTGAGTTTGTCACCGGAGAAACCATTACCCAAGCGGGTACAGGTGCTACGGCCGTGATTGACACGAACCCTGTCAGTAGTGCATTACAGGAAGATACCAAGGGTGTGTTTACTCTCGCTCAGGGTGGTGAAGAGGACAAGATCGCTTTTGGTCTTGAGCCAGGCAAAGCGTTCGTGCAGGGCTTCGAATTCGAAACCCTTGCCACCGAATTCGTCAAGGTCGATAAAGCACGCGATACAGGCGCGGTCGGCAACTTCAACCTCAATACCAATTTCGGCAACTATGTTCTAGTCGATTCGAACGGCGATACGAAGTTTGAGAATTGGAATTTGACGTTTTATCCACCCACATATCCAATATTGGTTTTGCCGGAAGTCAATCTCAACGATAAAAATTCGGTGAAGGTAGGAACTGCCCGCGTTCGGCAACTCCTTCGAGACAGCGCCGTTGCTTATAAGCTCTACATCTTCGACAGCACGTTTGTCGCGGGCAAGAGCATGGCAGATGTTCGTGAGATCGAGGATGGCGCCACGCTCTTTTGGAACATTAGAGATCCTGAAGGTGTTAATGCAGCTACGGTCAACCGAGAAGGCGACCCGGGAACTATCCTCTTTGAGTCTCAGATAAACACGTTGATCTTTCCTGTTCCCGTCGGCCAGGCTACTGAGACATTCACCGAATCTGACTGGCGTAGTCAGCAACAGTTCACGGTTGCTTTGAATGCGTCAGGTATCGGTTCAGTCTCTACTGGTAATCCTAAGATTCGATTCGTAGGTGGTGCTCCAACCCTCGTGGCTGGCTCGGACTTGAGCTTTTATACGGTTATTGATCCTCCTTCGGGCAATATCATTGATATGACAGCGGTGGGTAATAAGGTGGAAACCAACAACAACTTACCCCTTTCGAACGGCCAGGTTACTTTGACGATTCCATCTCTGCCGAGCCAGAGTGTGACTCTCATCGCAACGTTGGACATCAATGATGATAATATCTCAAACGAGCCTTTGATTCGACGCGATAAAGTTCTAGAGAAGAATTTTGTTGTTCCAACTTTGACCGTCCTCAACGCAGACGTTATCCTAACAGATGATCTCAGCGATACGTTTACCGACACTGAAACCGTCACAGGCAGTGTGTCGGGGGCAACAGCAACCGTTGACTTGTCAAACGAAGTCTTGGTTGGGTTCCTTGAATGGACATATGACACCTATGTTAGCCCGTTCACTCTGGGCGAGACACTTGAAGTACAACCGACCAGCACAGGTCTTGCGACCTCCGAAATCAATTGTGCTTTCATTCTGGTTGATGCTGTTCTGACTTCGCTGGTTGGAGCTTTCTTCCCAGGTGAACTGGTGACAGGTGGTTCGTCAGGTGCCATTGCCATAGCACTAACAGCAACATCTTTCCGATTCGTTTCGGGTATGTTCGACGATCTTGAAACGATCACTGGAAGTGTTTCTGTGGCAACTGCGACCTACAACGTCACGGGAAGTGTTTTCCGAGGCGCGATCTTTGATTACGACAACACCAACACTACTGGAGTCTTTGCTGTTGGTGATAAGGTTCAAGCTCTTACATCGACCAACATCATTGATATCACTGACGTTTTCAGTTATAGCGGCAACATCTTGAAAGTCGTGAGCAATGGAGTGTTTGTTGCAGGAGAAATTCTGACCGGTGGAACTTCAGCAGCGACGGCTACGCTCAATTCGGTTTCGCAAACAGGTGATATTCCTCTTGCTGATATCTTTGGTATGGTTTCTATTGTCGATCAAGCTGGTGTCGGTGTAGATGTGACCGATGCATTCTTTGTTGACGATGGACAACGGGACAACCTTTATGATTGGGGTGCTCTTGAATACGATGACCGAAGTGGAATCACACCGGTCGGTGCGTTAGAAGTCACCGTCAATTACTTCGAGCACCAAGGCGACGGTCCTCTTTACGTCAACTCTTATACGCACGCTGCATCGAATCTACGATTCGAGAACATTCCACTCTATACTAGTCCACAAACTGGTCGTACTGTGGCCTTGCGTGACACGGTTGACTTTCGACCGCTGCGAAATCCCGCAGGTGTTATCACCAAAGTATTCCTACCACAAACGGGCCAAGCGTTCGATGCAGACTACAGCTTCTTTCTTTCTCGAATCGACAAGATCATTCTCCGAAAAGAGAAGCAGTTCGATGTGCTCCGTGGCATCCCCAGTCTTGACGCTGAAATTCCAGCTGATGACCAAGAGGCACTTACTCTCTTTATCGTGAAGCTACCACCTTATACATTCAATGTCGAGGACATCGAATCGAGGTATATTGAAAACAAACGTTACACGATGAGTGACATCGGTGAGATTGAACTCCGAGTTCAACGTCTTGAATATTACACATCTCTGACTCTGCTCGAACGAGAGACAGATGCATTGACCATCCTCGACGCATCAGGAGAAGATCGGTTCAAGAATGGCATCTTGGTCGATTCGTTCCAAGGCCACAACATCGGTGATATCTTAAATCCCGATTACGATATCTCGATTGACTTTGAAAAGAAGGAACTTCGTCCTCCGTTTATTGACCGACCGATCGAACTCGTTGAAGAAGGCGGTACGCGACAGAACATAGCTATCTCTAGTGACGGTCTGGTAACGCTCGCATTCACCGAAACGAATTTGGTACTACAACCATCAGCGAGTAGAGCTATCAGCGTGAACCCCTTCAATGTGGTAAACTGGATGGGCAGCATGAGAATCTCGCCTTCGTCGGACACTTGGATCGACGTTGAGCAACGACCAGAGATACGAATCAACCTTGAAGGCGAAAACGACGCTTGGGCAGCTATCGCACAAGCAGCTAACGGTGCTTTGCCCAATGGCTTTGGAACTCAATGGGGCGATTGGGAACAGAACTGGACCGGTCGAACTCTAAGACGACGAACGTTCCAGAGAACGAGTCGGCGTTTTGCTAGTGCTCCCCACGGTTCGCGTGCTCCAGATGGTGTTATGCGACTGAAGGTTGAGGATACTACAACAACCATCGAACGAACGGTGGAAACATTGAGAGGTCGTGAAACTCGACAAGGTATCCAAACCCGTGTTGTTCCAGAAAGAATCGAACGGTCTTTGGGCAACCGTATCGTTGACGTAAGCATTGTTAGATTCGTCCGAGCCCAGACTCTCGTAATCAACTCAGAAGGTATGAAACCCAACACTACGGTCTTCCCTTACTTCGACAATGTTGAAGTTACGGAATTCTGTCGTCCCAATGGTGGAGCGTTGGGCGATCCTATCGTGACAGATGCAGCGGGTGAAGTTCCTAATCTAGAGTTTGAGATACCAGCAGGTCGATTCCGTACCGGTGATCGTTTGTTCCGTCTCACAGACGAACCCAACAACATCGTTGCAAACGCTATCACTTCAGCAGAGAGTTGTTGGACCGCTCAAGGTCTGTTGCAGACACGCGAAGAGGCGATTGTCTCTACTCGTATCCCAATCCTAAGACGGCAATCAGTGACGCAAAACCGACCAGCCAGGGACGTGCGGACCCGCGACCGAACGGTTCAGGCACAGACTCGCGTTCGTTGGGTTGACCCATTGGCACAGACATTCTTGGTTGACAGCAACCTGCATCCCAATGGTGTGTTTCTCACAAGTCTCGATCTGTTCTTCAAGACGAAAGACGCAACGCTGCCGGTAACGATTCAGATTCGACCGGTGGTGAACGGTTTCCCGCACTCGTCTGCGGTCATCCCATTCTCTGAAGTCACACTCAATCCATCTCAGGTGAACATCAGTGATTCTCCAGATCCATCAAACGCTTCTACAACGACGACGTTCACGTTCTCGTCGCCAGTCTTTTTGGCTGGTGGTCAAGAGTTTGTTGTCGTGATCTTGTCGAACAGCAATGAGTATCTGACTTACATTGCCACGATTGGTGAAAACCAGTTGGGCACCGAAGATAGAATCTCTATGCAACCGTATGCGGGTTCTTTGTTCCGCTCACAGAACGCTTCAACGTGGACTCCTGACCAGACATCTGACTTGATGTTTGTCTTGAACCGAGCCCAGTTCGATACGGTGAATACTGGAACGGTAGATTATCGAAACGTGCTGGCAGCCAACATGAGCAGTCCACCACCGGCGAGTTTGCCTGATGAAGCGGGCTTGAACGAGATGTATCTGCTGTCGAGCCAGTTAGAGTTTCCTGATTCACAACTGAACCTATCGGTTGATACTTCGCCTAGTGGTGTGCTTGCCGGTAACTTCCAAACGATCTTGGCAAACCAGCAAGAGAAGTTTGTCAACCGACAGAAGATCCTGATGACCACCAATCCTGAATCATTCCTCTTGCGAGTGCAGATGAATTCATCAGACGATGCCATCTCTCCAACTTTGGACCAGGATCGTCTGACGGTCATCGCAATCGAAAACAGAGTCAACGATGAACGTAACACGAACATCGGCGACCCAACGTATAATGGCGAACTTGAACCGTCTGCCTTCGTTGCGAAAGATCCAGACGATGCAGGTGATACTAACACTGGTCCTCTCGCTCGTTACATCACTCGTCTGGTCACGCTTGAGCCTGGTTTCGAATCAACAGACTTCCGAGTGTTTTTGACCGTGAACAAACAGATTGAAACTGACATTCAAGTGTTCGTCAAGGTTCAACCACCGGAAGAAGAAGGTGATTTCCCAGACCAACGTTATGTTCAGTTGCAGCCATTACAGAATGTGATCTCAGAGAACGACGATGACTTCCGAGAAATGGAGTTTGAATTGCCTGTGGAGTTTGAGGAACCGTTCAGTAAGTTTGTTATCAAGCTGACGCTCTATTCTTCTAACTCATCGGTTGTTCCGAAAGTGAGGGACATGCGAGCAATCGCGGTGATCTAATTATGCCAGAAGAAACAGACAAAGTTCAGATCGAAGGACGTAAAGCGGTTCGGGATATGCGTAACAAAGCGATATTGAGTCGAGATGTAACCGCACGCGAAGCATATTTGCGACGACGAAATCTTCGTAGACGACGAGTCCAAGAAGTTCTACAACTTCGAATGCAAGCTGATATCCAAAATAGTGAGCTTGTTGAATTGAAACAACAGGTAGCTGAGCTAACTAAATTGGTGAAGGAGCAATTCTCTGTGAAGAAGAAAACATCTCGCAGAAAGAAGTCCGAGGATAGCTAATGGCAATTGATCTAATCAATATCGACAATCTCGTCCTTGCCGACGATTTCGAGACTTGGTTCCAACGAACCAACGAAGTCATCGACGCACTGAACCCGTTGCAGATTTACGATCTGGACGATACCGGTGCGAACATCCAGAACCCTCTGTTCGCCGCTGGTTTTGTTCCAGCTGGTTTCTCGCTTGGTCTGCAATTCTATCGAGATATTCGTTTCGATGGCGACATGCTCCTCGAAGTGAACGCTGAGCCACCACTGGGATTT